GAGACTACATAGGTGTAAGCCATGCTCAGCTCGTAACAGCCTTAACAACGGCAAAGCCGATTACGATAGCTTCAGACAATGCACCACTGGTGATATTGCGGACGTTGATGCTCGCTGACCCGGAACCGGCTTGAGCGTTCAGTGCATACGATCCAGCAGTACCGCCGCTGACGTGGTTTAAGACAATAATGTCAGTTGCTACAACCGTTGTATTTGTGAGAGTGAAGCTGACTGTTGTATCTGCGGCAAGTGCAGCAGCATTCATCGTGATTTGCCCGCATTTTTTGCTGAGCGTGACACCAGTGCTTTTGTTGGTGGCCTGAGTTATTACGCCACCTTCGCCCGCGATGTAGCCAGCCTTGTCTGAATTAAGATTGGTGAAGTTGGCGTCAACCTCAGTGTGAGTAAGCGGTGAGCCTTTGCCAGCCCTGGTGACAATAGTGCTCATGGCTCAAATACTTGGCGGAAAGTTGCTTGTATCGTAGCTCGGTTTAGGTACGGGATCGATTTAGACCATTGGTAGCAAACCCATTTGTATGGGGTGGTTTCATCAGGTGGGCTCCAGTCAAAACTGTCTCCGTCAGAAGCGCGAGCATCGAGAAATGTCTCAATCGTGTCTGCGTCTGTTTCTGACACGTTGAAAGTCAGAGACCACTCTTTTGGGTTTTGGTTTAAGCCAAACGAAACACGCTGCTCAAACCCATCACCAAAACGGGTCGTGCGGATATTAGGGCGGTTTGACCTCTGTGCGTTGTATGTCGGGTTGATTGCGGGGAAAGTAGCCATCAGCGTGCCAGCAAGCCTCCAGGTCGTTTTTGTTTGATCAGCTCAGACTGAACAGCTGCACCGATCACTCTGCCGAGTTGCGATGCGCTTGGGCCGTCGCCTTGGACTTGAGTTCCAGAAGCATCTACGTTCACAGTTACGTTAGCGCTGCCCATTGCATCGTTTGGAACAATGTTGCCTTGAGCGCCTGGAACGAACAGCTCAGGGCCTCTTTCCCCGACGATTGCAGGTTGACCACGTGAAATCGCGCCACCATTAGCAAAGCCAGGCAAGTTGCTAAATATATTAAGTCCAGTTGATTTTAAGGCAGTATTGACGCCAAGTTTCAAAAGATCATTGGCAAGCCCTCTGAGCAAATTGCCAGCTGCATCGGCTAAAGATTTAGTGCGATCAAATGCAGCATCAAGCATGTCAATAATCCCAGATGAAATACTTTGTCCAATGCCATCATATATTTGCTGCAGTTTTTCTGCTTCTTGAACCTGCTGCTGCAATGCAACATTTGCACGCAAACGATCCTCAACAAGCTCAGCTTCTGTAGCCGAAAGGCCTTTTGTTTGCTTTGCAATAGTTTCAATTAAACGCTGCTCTTCGCCACGCCCTTGCAAATCAGCTTCCAATATCCGTCCTTCAGCTTCTGCAGCAAAAAAGCGTTGATTAAAAGTTTCAATGCGTTTTTTGTCTGCACGTGCCCTTCTTTCCTCTTCGTCCGCAATTATAGTTGCCAACTGGGCTTCTCTAACCTTATTAGCTAATACAGTTAAATCTATTCTTCTGCTCTCATCCTTTACTTCTGCTATTCGCTCAACAATAGTTAAATGGTTGGCCTCAACCATTGCAATTTTCCTAGCCAACGGATCTATTTCTTCGTAACGAGCTAATTGCCTGTTTAATGCTCTTTCAACGCTTTCGCCTGTTTCAGCCGCAGTCAATGAGCGCGGCCTTGAACTCGACCCAGGCCTATCCCTCTTAGGTTTTGCGCCATATTTTTCTTGGAGGTCTTTGACTTTTTTCAAAAAGTTCTCATACCTTTCTATGGCATCGTTAAGAACAGGGCTGTTAAATTCAGCTAAAGCAGCCTCTTCCCCTCTTGCCTCAGCAATGCCTTGAGCGGTTAAAGGATCTTCTACCATTGGCCCGCCACTACGCAGTACAGCAGTCGCGCCAAGAAGGGCAAATGCTGAATTTATTCGATCCATAAAACCAACGGTTTTTTCTCTCTCTACGTTTTCTTGTTTTGCAGCCTCTGTAATTGCCTCTTGCAAAGCGACAGAAACAGACAAAGCGTCATTACTCTCCAACTGCGTTACTAATTCTTCAGCTTTTTCGGTGCCAATAATTTTTACACTAGCAACAATTGCGTCTAAAGTATTTTTTTCTTCAAGACGCGCTTTTACAATTTTATCAAACGTTTCAAACCCTCCTACATTGCCAAATATGCGAGCAAGCTCTTCTCTTACGTCCCCATCTCTAAATTGAGCAAACGAGCCTACAAGTTCAACAGCTTCTTCTTTCGCAATGCCCAGTCCATCAGCAAGCTCTCTAATGTCTTGAGCTGTCGTCAATGAAACGTCACCGCTTATCGTCAATGTGCTGTTTAAAGAAGCAAGCTCTCTATTAAAATCTTCAGCCTCTTGTATTGCTTGGCCAATCGCTGTACCAATAAGAGATCCGGCAAAGCCAAATTGCCCGCCAAATATACCTCCTAGGCCTCCAAGCGCACCACCGGCGCTGGCCGCTCCTCCCTGCCCAAACAAAAACGGGAACGCGCCACCGATAGCAGCCCCGCTTACTGCCGAGCTTATGCGCCCACTCCCAGGCCTTTTAGAAAAAGTAGATTGCTTTTTTTGCTCTGCAGTAATTTGTTTTTCAAGAGCTAACTCACTTTGAATAATTTTTACTTCTCTCTGTGCAATTTGCACACGAGTATTAGCTGTAGCCAAGCTTCCCTTTTCTATAGCCTGAGAAGCTTTATTTACTTGTTGGCGGGCTTTTGCAACACTTACTCCTTTCTCCTCTAACCGTCTAACTTGATCTCCCACGTCTCGAACTTTTACCATCGCAGCATTACGCTCATCTGCTAAATTTTTTGAGCTTTTGCCAAGCTGATTAATTTTGCCTTCAATGCGTTCGAGGGCTTGAAGAGCAGATCCAGCCTTAAGCTCGATATTAACTTCGTAATTAGCTCCGGCCACGGCTAACCCGCACTAATGCACACAGGTTAGCGCACGCGCTGGAGGCGGGCTTGCTCCTTAGCCTTTTGAATTTGCTGCTCTTCTCTTTCGTTCTTTAGCTGAAAATACGCGCTCCAACCGCGCAACTCTTCTGCGCTCATCGTAGATCGAAGCTGAGCAAGGGTTATTCCTAGCTTTTCTGCAATAAAAAACTGCAAAAAAACATAACTGTCTTCACTCAGCTTCGCTTTTGATGGCGTCTGCATCCCCCGTATCGATGCTCTGCATTTTTGCCATGATGTCCAAAACTATGCTCATAGGCAGACGACGAGTGATTTTGGCACGGTCGCCATCAGAAAAAATACGTTTTCCGCTTTCGTCTTCGCATTTATCAATTATCATTTGAATTGCAAAATCTAAGTTCTTTTCAGACTTGCCTAAATTCAAGGCATCAAGCGTATTGTTAATCTTATCTCGATCAGCGATTGTCAAAGGAGCCCAATAAAGCTTCAAGACCACCTCTGACCCATTCTTAATCGTGTAACTACTGCGTTCTTCAACATTGAAGGCTTGGCAGAGTTTGTCAATTGCGCGTTCCAAGGGGCATAATGCTTTTCTCGTGTACTATAGCCTGGCTTTGGCAGCCAAAGCAAAACCTTTGTCTAGATCATTAAAGATCAACTTGGTTTCAGTGTATTGTTTATACCAGTCAACGCTTACTGCTGTAATCTTGTAAACTTCCGCATGTTCAGAATAGGTCCTGCCACGAATACGTTGTCCAGGAGCGTTAATTCCAAACCCTGCATAAGTTGATTCATTCCCGATATAAAGAGGGCTGTCAATTGGAACCCTAAGAACACTTGGCTTTTGAGGCAGTCTTGCAGTTTTCTCTGGCCTTGGCTTAAGGTCTTCCACGCTTCTTCCCTTGACTGGCTTAATTAAAGCTGCTCCTAACTTCCAACTTTTGCCAAAATTTCCAGTCCACCACGGGCCTGTGTTTTGAAGGCTAAAAACAATTTCAGGCCCAGACTGAGCACGCCCCTCTTCTATAAATTTTTGGAGATCAGCGGTTAACTGCGTAATTGGTTTGCTAGGCATCAAGAAATTGCTGTAAACCTACAGTTAACTACGCTAAGAAAATGACTGTTATTCTCTGTGGTTACAGAAGTTGGACCAGAAATTTGTTCAACACGAGGGACAGAAGAATACGTGTCTGTATAACCCGAAGCATTTACAGACGTTAAGCCATCAATTACAGACTCTGCAATCGCTGATGCAGTCGCCGATCCTTCACCCCTAGGCGTAAAAATACCACACTGAACCGTACCACTGTAATAATCCGTTGCAGCGCCATGGTTTTGCAGCGTTGCTTGTTCAAAATTAATTGTCACTAATACATACTTTTTTGTTCTGCCTGGCTCCGTAAACGGCACGTTGTCAAACACCACTGAAACCGTGTTATCTGCTGCTATCACTGCAGTGTTAATTGCAGTCTCAAATGCAGCTCTAGCATTAACAAGAGTCATCAGAATACCACCCGAATAATGAACAAATACTCTTGGCCACCCTTAAATGTACGAATATCGGTTATTTGCGAAACGCAATTAGCGCCTGCATATGTCAAAGTGATTGTGTCTTCAAAACTTGGCTGGCTGTCGCCGATTAGGTCGGGAGTTATATAAAGACGAGCCTGTCGCTCTTCACGCGCCTCCTCCCCATCAGAAGCAACAAACTCGATTGGAGCGTCAAACGAATAAGCAGTGTCGGTTGTTGTAAGGGCTCCGGTAGCAAGATTGTAATTAGGAGAAGCTTTGCGCGTATAAGTAATCGTATGATCAAAAGACTTGCCTAGATCGGCGACAACCGACTTGGCGACGTTCTTGAAAAGAGTGTCTAACGCTCCAGCCATGTCAACCTCTTACGGTGCGGATCTGGTAGCTGCCGCTCCCACCAAGGCAATAAGAACCAAGGTAAGACTGGAGCCAAGGATAAACATCAAAGACATTATTGACGGTTCCCGTAGCCTGGCTAGAAGTGTTGT